ACTCGGAAATCCCCTCAACTAGCCTGAACCAGCAGGGACTAAGCGGAAACTCGTCGGATTATCCAACATCTGGACGGATTGAGCCGAGATTGGTCACACCTGTCAGTGCCGGCGAGAGTTATGGTCCTGCCCTGACCTTGTGGGCGAAGCGTGTGCTCAACATTGATCTGATGGACTGGCAACAGCGGATCGTGAACGACGCGCTGAGTCTGGACGACGATGGTGACTTCGTTTTCCGTGAGGCCTGTGTCAGTACAGCTCGACAGAACGGGAAGAGTCTGGTCATGCGTGCTGTCGCCGGCTTTATGGCGACCGAGTATGCAGCGTCTCGAAAAGAAGCTCAAACGATCGTCATCGTTGCCAACCAGAAGCGTCGGAGTATGGCCTTGTTTCGTGACTTGGTTCGTGACCTTGAGGACAAGTTTCTCTGCAAGGTTCGCTGGCAGAACGGTGACGAGCGCATCAACTTTCCAGATGGAAGCAGTATCTCCGTCGTCGCAGCTTCCGCTCACGCTCACGGTATGACTGCCTCAGTTCTGTTGGTTGACGAAGTGTGGGACATCAGTCCCGAGGTCGTGTTCACTGCGCTCAGGCCGTCACAGATCGCAGTCAAGAACCCGATGATGATGATGTTCTCAACGGCAGGCGACCAAGGCTCAACAGTGCTTCTTCAGCTTCGAGAGCAAGGCATGGCAGCGATTGACTCAGGCCGTACAGGTTCGCTGTACTTCGCCGAGTGGTCACTGCCACCCGGAGTCAGTCTGGAAGATCGTCGCTATTGGGGATGGGCTAACCCTGCACTCGGCACAACAATCACCATGAAAGCACTTGAACTCGCGTTTGATTCGCCGAACCGTCAAGCGTTCATCCGAGGCCACCTGAATCTGTGGGTGGACTCCACCAACTCGTACCTTCCCATCAACTTGTGGAACGACCGCAAAACAGTTGACCCAATGCCTCCGATCCAGTGGCTCGTCATTGATTCATCCGTTGATGAGTCGCGCTATGTCGGCATTGGTTGCGCGTACGACGGGACACGAGTCATCGTGACCACCGAGTTCGTCGTTGAATCAGCTCAACAAATGTGGGCCGAAGTCGTAACTCGAATGACCGACCCACAAGTCAAACTCGCGTGCACACCATCACTGGAGATCCACTGTCCCCCTGATCTTCGCCGGCGGATGACCATTGTTGGCTATGCCGAACTGATCAAGTGGACTGGTGCAGCGCGTGCGATGATCGTTGAAGATCGTGTTCGCCACACTGGTGACCTCGCACTATCGGAGCACTTTTCTCGAGCTGTCGCCGTAAAAACTGGTGGCGCAATTGTGCTCAGTTCGCAAAAGAGTCCGGGTCCCATAGAGCTCGCCAGATGTGCAGTGTGGGGAATCATGCTCACATCGCGTCCGAAAACCTCTAACAAAGCAGCTTTCGCTTTCGGTTGACCTTAGTGGACAACTGTCAAATAGTTTGCGAGACTCCGAAGCGATGGCTCTTTTCGGAAGCAAGAAGGTGAATGCGACCCCTGCGTTCGCGTCTGCTCCCGTACAAGCTGCAGCAGGATCTGCCGCACAGGTGGGCCAGTTCTATACCTACTCCGTCGGGGCGTCGCAAGAACTGGCCCTCTCTGTTCCCACTGTTGCCCGCTCAATTCAAATGATCGCGTCCATGGTCGGCTGCTTAAAACTTGAGCACTACACCACCCAATGGACTGGCGAAGAATACGAAGAGATTTATTTAGAAAACGAATCTTGGATGGATCAACCCGATCCCAAAGTCACGCGCAACTTCATTTTCTCGCAACTCGTCACCGACTTAATCCTTCACGGACGCGGGTTCTGGTACATCACAAGTCGCTCATCTGCCACTGGTCGTCCGCTTTCGTTCCAATGGTTGCCCGCCGCGATGGTGACAACTATGGATCAGGCTGGCCCGCAATGGTTCGGCCCGTCAGACCAAATTGACTTCAACGGTTTCCCGTTGGTGACCGACGATGTTGTCCAGTTCTTGGCACCGACTCAAGGTTTGCTCTATACCGCGAACCGCGCAATCGGTACAGCAATCAAACTTCAACAATCCGCAGACCGTTTTGCTGTTAACGAGATCGCTGCCGGTTGGTTGCAACAGACCGACGCATCTGAACCAATGGCAGCAGAGGACTTGTCCGAACTTGCAGCTGCTTGGCGTAACGCTCGACAAGTTGGCGCAATCGGCGCACTTAACAGCGTCGTCACATTCAAAGAGTTTTCCAGTGACCCGAACAAACTGCAACTGGTTGAGTCGCGTCAATTCCAAGCGTTAGAACTGTCTCGGGCCACTGGAGTTCCCGCATACCTTCTCGGTATTGGTGTTCAGGGCTACACATACCAGAACGCACAACAAGCACGACAGGATCTTTACTTGTTCGGCACCAAACAATACTTAGACGCAATCGAGCAGACTCTAAGCATGAACCAACTTTTGCCGCGTGGACGCTATGTCAAGTTTGATGTTTCCGACTATGTGTACGAAAACGATTTAGGGAATGTTGAGCGTGAACCCGCTTACAATTCTGGAAACCGCGAGGAAGAATACTCATGATTCGACTTACAGCTCAACAAATCACACTTGATGCATCAGCCGATGGTGAACCATCGCGTCAGATCACAGGCCTTGCTGTCCCTTGGAATGTCAAAGCGACTTTGAGTGGTGGCGAAAGTGTGGTCTTTCTTGAAGGCTCACTTCCTGAAGATGGCCCGATGCCAAAACTCTTGGAATACCACGACGACACGCGCGTCATTGGTCGAGTCACCGAAAGAGTGTCCACCAGTGAAGGCATGATGTTTGTGGCAAAATTGAGCGCAACTCGCGCCGCCGATGATGCTCTTGCATTGCTCGCCGATGGCGCTTTAGACAGCGTTTCGGTGGGAGCAATCCCCACCAAGTTCAAGCGCCTGTCAGACGGGACCCTAGAGGTCTCTCAAGCCCGATTCGTAGAACTTTCGGTCGTCACGACACCGGCATACGCCGACGCACAAGTTTATTCGGTTGCTGCCTCTTCACCAGACGAGGAAGCACCCGACGAAGAAGAAGTAATACCCAACCCAACCCCAACATCCGAGGAGGATGAAATGTCAGAATCTACAACCGTTGAAGCCGCTGTCGCGACTCAGCCCATCTACGCAACCGCTGTCAAGCGTGACGCAAAACTGCCGACCGCTGTCGAATACTTGAGTGCTGCCATTGCTGGCGGAACCGCTTGGGAACGCATGCACGAAGCACTTCGCGCCGCAGCTCCCGACGTGGTCACCACCGACACACCCGGTGTACTCCCAACCCCAATCCTTGGACCTGTTTACAACAACTTCATCGGTCGCCGTCCAGTCGTTGATGCAATCGGTGCAAAATCCATGCCCGGTGGAGGCAAGGTGTTCATTCGCCCTGAGGTCACAACCAACACGACCATTGGTGCAAGCCTCGCAGAAATGACGAACCAGTCAGGCACTTTCGTCGTGTCCTCAAATCAAGTCACCAAGCAGATTTTCGGTGGCTATGTAAACATTTCCGAAGCCGATCTTGACTGGACTGACCCTGCGATCTTGTCAATCTTGCTTGACGACATGGGCCGAATCTACTCAAACGCCACGGACAATTACGCAGCCGACACCCTTCGTGCAGGCGCATCAGTCACCCGCAACTTCGTTGCAGCTGATCTCGTTGATCCAAAGTCATGGTCGGAATGGGTAGCAGGATCTGCCGCGACAATCTTGTCATCGTCAAACGGCAACTTGCCAACCCACATTTTCGTATCGCCTGACATTTGGGGCAATCTCCTCGGTCTTTCCGATACGGCAGATCGTCCGTTGTTCCCGCAGGTCGGCCCAATGAACGCATACGGCAATCTTGCACCCGGACAGTACAACGGAAACGCTTTCGGGCTGTCCGTTGTAGTTGACCGCAACTTCGCCGCTGCAACTTTGATTGCTGGCGATGCATCTGGCTACGAACTGTTTGAACAGCAGAAGGGCGCAATTTCGTTGGACAACCCGTCCACCTTGAGCCGCACCGTTGCGTTCCGTGGCTACTTTGCCGCCTTGATGATTGACAGCACCAAGTTCGTCCGCGCTGCTTTCGTTTGATCCGACTGACTAAGAGAGAGATCTGAACGATGCCAACATTTACAGTCACGCACCACCAGCGTCGCGACAATGTTGCCGTCGTTCAGACTCTCGAGTCAACCGACATTGCTGTCGGACAATCAATCACACTCACTGGACTAGGTCACGGTCTCAACGGCACGCACATCGTGTTTGCCGTACCGACTTACTTTTTTACTGGTGTTGACGAAGCAGGCGACTATCTCTACGACTTTGATGTCGTTATTCCAAACCAGTTGCTGTTTCAAGATGTCGGCGATGATCTTGAGCGTTCAGCTGCAGATCCAGTCGGCTCGCTCGTCTGGACACAGACTTGCACTTGGATAAATGTTGCGGATCTGACCGAGTTTCTCGGCATTAGCGGAGCGACCGCTAATGACACAGCCTTTATGACATCGTCAGTCAATGCCAGTAATTCATGGTCATTTCGACGCAGAGTTCAGGCTGGATACCATGACTCACTGACCAGCGTCCCTGATGCTGCCGTCAAAGCAGGAGTCGTGCTCATGGCTGCAAGTCTGTACCGCGAAAGAGGAAGCATTGACTCCTTCGCCAGTTTCCAAGACATGAGCATCAGCGCACCAGTCGCATCAATGGGCCGAATCAATCAACTCCTCGGCATCAAGAGATCGCAAGTGGCATGAAATGGCAGGCATCTTCACAGACGCAATCAATGCAGTCTCGGCGACGATCACAGCTCTCGGTCTTAAGCCGGTCACTGATCCTCGGAACGCTCGACCTCTTACTGTATTCATTGAGCTTCCTGTTTTCAGTGCGTTCAATAACCAAACAGCGGACATCACGATTGATCTCCGAGTGTTGGGTGCGCCACCCGGCAACCAAGACACTACGGACTACATACTCGGAGTCGTTGACACGCTCATGAACTCTTCTCTCGCAGTTGTATCTGGACGGCCTACAGTCGCTCAGATCGGATCGCAAGATCTGCCTGCATACGACCTCACAATTAGAATCGGCTCAAGCCGCAGATAAAGGACAAAACAATGCCCACAACATACTTATCAAACCCAACCGTCAATGTGACTTCTCCGTCAGCGATCAGTCTCACCAGTAACTGTTCTGCAGCGGTTTTGACTTTGACCGCCGAGGCCTTGGAAAATACGAGCTTCGGTTCGACATCCCGCACCTTCACATCAGGGTTGTTTAATAATGAGTTGACCTTGACTTTGTTCCAAGGTTACGGAACGACCGAAGTTGAAACATTCTTGAACACTTTGTTCGGTGTCGCTTCCACGATCGTTATCAGCCCGTCTGGAACAACTGAGTCCGCTTCGAATCCTGAGTACACTCTCACGGGTTGCTACTTAGAAACCGTCACGCCGATCAATGCGACCGTCGGCGAACTGTCAGTCGTTGAAGCCGTCTTTATGGGCGGAACTTACGGACGCGACATCGTCACCCCATAATCCAGTAATCCGATCCCGACTAAGGAGAACACATGAAACTCACTCTCCGAGTGAAACTGTACGAAGGCGAAACCTACGAAGTGATCACGAACCTTTTCGTGATCGTTTCGTGGGAACGCAAAATGAAACGGCGAGCTTCAGACTTGTCAAACGGAATCGGTATGGAAGATCTTGCATACATGGCCTACGAAGCCAGTAAGCAACAAGGCCATCCTGTACCTGTCTCGTTTGACGAGTTCATCAAGAAGCTTGAAGATCTTGAAGTCGTGGATACTGCATCCGCAGTCCCTACGCAGGAGGCCACCGGAAGCAACTAGCAGAGCTGCTTGTTGCGACTGGGTTCTGGCCTCCGAACATAACATTCGAACAAGATGATCTGGCGACTTGCGTTCAGATCATCAACGAGCAGAGACGAAAACAATAATGGCAGCAGATGTGAGACTTGATACTTACGGTCTGCAAGACGCACTAAAGAAGATGCAGAAGTTAAACCCTGCGATGCGTCGGACATTGTTGAAAGACACAAAAGAAGCTGCGAAGCCTCTTGTAGATGCGATTAATGCTCGAGTCCCCCAGTCGCCACCTTTGAGCGGTATGGCTCACAACGGTCGGACAGGTTGGTCTGGTGTCAAGAAGGTTCAGATCTCTTTGAACACTCGCAAGCCTCGCAAAGGATCTGTCACTGCAGGAGCTGAACAGATCGCAGTTGTTCGTGTGGTCACTAAGGGCGCACCTGTCGCGATTACAGACATGGCTGGCAAGGCTGGCGGAACAAAGTCGCGCCGAGAACCGAAGTATCGCCGACCCAATTTTGCGAGCGCGCTTGACCGTATCGGTTCGCCTTCGCGTTACATGTGGAAAGATGTTGAGTCAATGGCTGGTGACGCTGAGCGAGCGTTACAGCCGATCATCCAGCAGTTCATGCTTGACGCACAGAAGGAGTTTAAGTAATGGCTATTAATCTCCCAATCATTTCTGAGTGGAATCCTGCTGGCATTGACAAAGCGATCGCCGACTTCAAAAAGCTTGAGACGAAAGGCGAGAAGGCAGCGTTCGCCATCAAGAAGGCTGCAGTCCCTGCAGGGCTCGCTGTCGCAGCCCTTGGTGCTGTTGCGTTTGATGCTGTCAAAGCGTTCGCCGAAGATGATGCTGCAGCACAAAAGCTCGCCACCACACTTGGCAATGTCACTGGAGCGACCGACAAAGAAGTCTCGGCAGTTGAGGACTTCATCACCAAAACTTCACAAGCTGCAGCAGTCGCCGATGACGAACTACGACCAGCATTGGATTCGCTTGTTCGAGGCACAGGAGACATCACTAAAGCTCAGGACTTGCTCGGCCTTGCGCTGGATGTCTCTGCCGGTACTGGCAAGGATCTCGGCGCAGTCTCCGACGCACTATCAAAAGCTTTCAATGGCAACCTCGGCCCACTACGAAAACTTGATCCAGCTCTCGCCGATCTCATAAAAAGTGGCGCATCAGTTGACGAAGTTTTCGCAGCAATGAGTGACACTTTCAAAGGTCAAGCCAACACTGCAGCGAACACGACCCAAGGCAAAATGAAAAACCTTGGAATCCAAATGGGGGAACTTAAAGAGTCCATTGGCGCAGCTGTCGCACCACTTGCCGAAAAGCTCCTTCCAAAGTTTCTTGAGTTTTCGAATTGGATTCAAAAAAACCAAAAGCTTGTTATTACTCTTGGCGCGATCATCGGTGGAATCGCTGTCGCCGTCATCGCAGTGAACGCTGCAATGACGATCTGGACTGCTGTCACGACAGCGTTCACAGCCGTTCAAGCCGCTTTCAATGCTGTCATGGCCCTTAACCCGATTTTCCTCATCGCAGTTGCTATTGCCGGGATCATTGCAGTTCTTGTCATATTGCAGAAAGAGTTCGGGCTTTTTGACGGAGTGATTCGATTTGTCGGTGACTCGTTTGCTGCAGTATGGGGCGCAATCAAAACAGTGTTTGATTGGGTGAAAGACAACTGGCAGCTCTTGCTCGTCATCCTGACAGGCCCGTTCGGTCTCGCTCTCGCTTTCGTGATCACATTCAAAGATCAGATCATCGGTTTCATCAAAGGAATCATCACTTGGGTCACTGACAACTGGAAACTGATCCTCGCGATCCTGACAGGCCCGTTCGGATTGGCGATCCTTGCGATCACCACATTTAAAGATCAGATTATCAATGCTTTCAGCATCATCTACAACGGCATCAAAGCGACGATGGGTTTTGTCGCCGATCTAATCACAGCACCATTTAAAGCAGCGTTCAGGGCAGTCGCTGGACTTTGGAACAACACTGTCGGCAAACTATCGTTTACTGTTCCCAGCTGGGTTCCGGGTTTTGGTGGCAAGGGATTTGATGTACCAGACATCCCCGTTCTCGGCGACGGAGGCATCGTGACATCGGCACAACTCGCCGTAATTGGTGAAGCGGGCCCAGAAGCCGTGATCCCATTGTCAAAAATGAGCAGTATGGGCTTCGGTGGCGGAGCAAGTCAAAACATCACAATCAATGTCACCAGCGCAGACCCGAACGAAGTCGTGCGCGCATTACAGGCTTACAACCGCAATGTCGGGAGACTCCCTGTGAGTGTTCAATGAGCGCAGAAGCATGGGTATTCAGACGCGGAGCTCTCGGCACAGACTTCACCACCTCGGTGATCTCGTTTAGTGGCAACGCAGGACGACAGAACTATCTGGACAACTACAGCGGTGGCACATTCCAGATCACCATTAAGAACCAAGCGAACGAAGCCGCCAACTTTACTCGAGGCCTTGAAGTCCGAATCGTGTTCTCAACTGGTCTTGACATCGCATCGGGCACAGTCATCGGTGTCACATACACGGACTACCCCGGCAATGTCGGAATGTCAACCGCGACAATCACCTGCCAAGACGAACTGACCAGAGCAGGCAAGTTCACACTCCAAGACTTCGCTGGTTACAGCCAACAATCAACAACCAATCAAGCCGAAAGATCAAACGAAGCGTTCACAGGACTCAAAACACCTGAAGTCTCCAGAGTTGGCACAGGCAGTTCTACAGCTCAAGCAGTGACCCTTTACAACGGCACAATATTGAACCGTCTCAACCTTCTGAACAACACAGAACGAGGCGCATTGTTGGCACAGTCAGGCGGAATCTTGTTTTTAGCTCGTAGTCAAATGTTAAACTACAACACTGTCAACTTGCACCGAACAACATCATCAACGACCTCAATCGCCTACACAGAACTAAGACGCACAAACGCATTAGACAACTTCCGCAATCAAGTGACCGTCAATTACTCGGACGCATCTGGAAACGCTTTAGCACCAGTATTCGCAAACAACACAGCAAGCCAAACAGCCAACGGCATTGCAGGCTTCTCTTTTGAATCAGCAGACTTCAGCAGCACCCAAGCGACAGGCCTCGCGTCATGGATCAGCTACACACAAGGCGACCCGACCACACTCAGATTCGAAGTGGACTTTGACGACGCAACCGCAAACAACACAGCCATCAGAGACTTCATACAAAACATTCGATTTTTTTACGAATTTGCGTCCGTTCTGACTTGGCGAGTCCCCGGAGCAGGAAGCGACACAACAACAAATGTCGTATTTGAAGGCTTCAGTTTTAGTGGTGTGCCGGGCAAAACCAGCTACACCTTCTACTTCTCACCAGCGTTCTTTTACGATGTATTCATCTTGGACAGCAACGAATCAGGTATTTTGGATACCAGCCGTCTCGGCTGGTGAAGGAGAAGCAAACATGGCACAGCAATGGGTAGCAGGGACAGTGTCGGGGCAGGTGTTGACAGCGGCGACTCTTAACACGATTGGGGCTGCATGGGAGTCTTACACACCAACGATTAAAGGTGGCGCAACGACACTGACAGGGACAGTTAACTATGCTAAATACTGTCGATTTCAAAAGACTGTAATAGTTCAAGTTTTGTTTACGGCAAGTAACGCAGGTGCCGCTAACGGTGTTATTACTGTTTCGTATCCCGTTGGATTATCGCCTACGCCATTAAATGGTCGCCCTGTCGGAAATTTCTTTATTTATGATGTAGGAACAGCGTTTTATAATGGAGTTGCTACAGCCGACACCTTAATTCAAGGTCTTGCTCAAGGTTCAACTAACAACATGGGCGCAAACAGTCCAGCAATGACTATTGCAGCGAACGACATTATTGGTATCAACATAACTTACGAGGTGGCATAATGATAAGCGTAAAATGTACTCAAACAGATTGCAGTCACGACGGTGTTTTATACGACATTTGCGGGACACCTGACGACATTTTTTGCGGCGGTTGCGGAATCAAATTAGAACCATTTGATGAACGACCCGACAACGACATTTGCACTGGCGTAATTTCGTTGCCATGAAAACTCTCGCCGTCGTCGCAGCTCTCGCCATTGTCCTCATGTTCGTCGTCACCGGATGCACCGACCGCACTCGAGGCGACTGCACAACCAAACCCGAAGCCCCAAGATGTGACACCACAAGCGGAGCAACCACACCATGAAGAAATACACCAACTCAGAAATCAAAGCACGACTTGTTTTAATGGTCGGAATTGCACTCTCACTCACATTCCTGATGTCCGTCGGAATGATCCTCTACTCACTCACCTTTGTCGTGCAACCACTTGAAGTCTCACCAAACGACTCCAAAGGCTGGGAAGTGCTCTCCAGCGTTCTACTTGTACTCGCTGGAGCATTAACAGGACTACTCGCCTCCAACGGCCTTAAGGACAAGGACAAAGAACATGACAGCTAGACCGTACACAGGAAACACCGACGGCAACCACCCCACACCCCGCCCCGGCACGAAACGGTTCGTGGAGTTCTGTGAGTATTTGTTCGGTGTAAAGAACATTGGCATTTACGCGAACCGACCGATGCGTTCAGGCCCGCAGCTGTCCGTTCATGCGACATGGCGCGCCATTGATCTCAAAGGCACAAAAGCGCAACGGAAAGATCTTGTCGAGTTCTTGTTCAAGAATCGTGACGACCTGAACATTGAAGAAATTCATAGTTACGACGGCACAGGCGTACCGTTCCCGACAGACAAGTGGGGAGCTGGATATCGCAGTTCACGGGACAACTGGCTCAAGTGGACGATCTCACGCAATGGTGGCACACCCGGAGCTGATTGGGTTCATGTGGAGATCTCACCACTTTTCGCAGACAATCCAAAGCTTGTCGAAGATGCGTTCACACGCATCTTCGCCCAATGACTTGACATCTCTTGCCAGATTGGGTCAAATGACCCTGCCAAAAGAGCACAGCACCAGCTGAGCCCCGACACTGGAGGCACTAATGAATCCATTCAAGTTTTTAGGTTTAAGCGCGATCGGCTACATCGGTCTTGTGATCATCTTCGGTTCAGGAGGTGAGTCGCCACCAGAGCCAACTGTCAGAGTCCCTCAGACTGTGCAGATCGTTCCGTTGACACAGGAGCAAGAAGCTGACCGCGAGGCCGCGATCATTCAGCAGATGGCAGAAGAGAACGCGAGCATCTACGACGAGCCCGTAGAGACCACTACAACGCTTGTAGAGCTCGCCCAAATTGATCCTGACACCAAGTGCCAAGAATGGCTTCCGCTCGCCGTAGAGATGGGCTGGCCCAACGAGACGCACATCTTGCAGAGGCTTGGTCAGGTCATGTGGAAGGAGTCGCGCTGTATTGCTATTTCAGCGGATTCTGAATGGTTCAATGGTCACGATTACGGCTTGACTCAGATCAACCAGATCCACGAAGAATGGCTGTCCGAAATGGGCTGGACATTAGACGACATGGCTGTCCCGTCCTCGAATCTTCGTTTCGCTTATTTGTTGTGGAATAGTCGTGAGGAACAGGGCAAGTGTGGCTGGACACCTTGGAGCTTGCCATGCTGAGTCGCCCTGACTGGCAAATTGACGCAGCTTGTCGCGAGCTTCCTGTTGACTGGTTCTTTCCTGAGCAAGGCCCGAACGCATGGCATGACTTGCGTCAGGCCGTCGCAGTATGTCAAGAGTGTCCTGTCATCGCTGACTGTTTGAACTATGCGCTCCAATTTGAAGCCCGTACCTTGCCGGGCATTTGGGGAGGCACATCGGAAAATCAGAGAAGGGCAATGCTCATCTCTGACACACCGAACCGCTAGTGTTGGATTATCCAACTAGGAAGGATTATCCATGAACGACCCCGACGGTATGGTTCAGACGATCAGAGAGCAAGAGAAGCACATCGCAGACCTTGAACTGCGTCTGACCATTAGAAACAAGCGCATCCTCTGGTGGCAAGGAATGGCCTCAGACCTCTATGACGAGTTGATCAGCTTTTACAAGCCCGCGAACGATCCGTTCGGATCATTGACCTCAGCGATCAACCGATTCGAGGAGGCTGAACGCTATGGATCTGAGTGACTATGTAGATGTCCCGACACGCTTCGCAGCTCTACTGGCGAAGTGGCCCGAGCTTCGTATCAAAGAGCATCGTCCAGAAATCGTCACCATCGGAGAACAGATCTTCATCAGTGTCACGATGCAAGCATGGCGAACACCTGACGATCCGATCCCATGCCAAGCGACCTGCTTTGAGCCCTTTCCGGGCAGAACGCCATTCACGAAATTGGCAGAACAACAGAACGCGTCCACCAGTTGTCTCGGACGACTCGCAGGGCTCATGATGTCGTTCCCGAAGATGGCCTCACTTGAGGAAGTGGTGAACCGTCAAACCGAGCAGAAGCCCGCGAAGGCTTGGATGGCATCAGAAGGTCAAAGGCGACTACTGAAGGCCCTTGGTCATGCCGGCGAAGTTCCGAATGGACGACTTGAGTTTGAGTCTTTGGTTGCCGATCTCAAGTCAAAAAAGATGACTGAAGGGGAGGCGTTCTGATGATTCGAGTCCAAGTCTCAGAGCGTCTCATCTTTGAAGCGAACGAACTACTTGAAAATGTGGATGAAGCGACTTTTAAGAAACGCGCCGACTACAAAGAAGAGCACCTTCTGCTCGGTGCGATCGGCGAGATCGCTGTTATTGACTACTGCTGGAGCAACGACCTACTCGCCTACAAACACAAAAGCATGAAGAGCGACATCCGACTCCACTCAGGCCACACGATAGAAGTCAAAACTCAAACTATTAACTGTGAGCCACAGCTGCACTACTTAGTTAATTTTGGTGTACGAAAGAACCCGATTGAAAAGTCTGACTTTTTCTTCTTCACTAATTTGCAGTATGTCGCCGGCAAACCTGAGGCCGTCTGGCTTCTTGGTGGATGTTCGTGGGACAAGTTCTTTAGGATGGCAACTTTCCACCATGCAGGCGATGCGATGATGCGTCGCCTTGCTGACGGCGAGTATGTGCCTAGCGGACGATATTACAACACTGATTGCTACGACTTGCCGATCTCACAGCTCGCACCACCAAGCGCAGCTCTCAAACATTTCAAATCATTACAAACGAAAGAAGAAGCACAATGAGCCCCGAAAACATTATGTCTGATTGGATGCAACCAGTCCGCCCGATTCGAGTCCTTTTCCAAGCTGGAGACCCCGCGCATCGGCACTACATCCACATCTTTGCTCTGCGTACCGCCGGCGAAGAATGTGAGTATCTGACTATTGACGGCATTTTCATTCAGGCGCGCTCCAAGTCCTGCATGTTTGCTGAGACTTTGATTGATGGTCACTGGTTGAGGCTCGGCGCATGATTGAGTATCAGGTCATCTGTCTGTATCGCGTGGGTGCAGGTCGCAATCTGACCGAGAAGCAAGCCAGAGAGCTCCACACGCATCCCTCCGTCGTCCTGACACTGCTCAACGCTGATCAACACCTTGATCGCTATGTGAAAGTGATCGTGGATGGGAAGGTGCGCGGCTATCAGTCGTATCGGGCAGGGAAACGCGTCACGATGGAAGAAGTCTCATGAGCACCAAATTAGAGAAATTAGAGAAAGCAACGATCACATTCTTAGTGATTGCAATTGTCGCTCAATCAGTGGCACTATTTAGCGTCTTGATGACTGCGATAACGGGTCACTAATGAGCATCTACAGAGCACCAAGACCAGAGTCAAATTGGACTCAGATCCGCAACGAGATTATCGAAGATCAGCGTCTCACCTTTAAGGCCACAGGAGTACTGATCTTTGTGCTGTCCAAGCCTGACAACTGGAGAACCAGCACACGACACCTCGCATCAGTCAAGAAGGAGGGCATAGATGCTATCCGTACAGCAATGTCAGAGCTTGAGTCCGCCGGCTATATCAAGCGCAGGCGATACCAAGACGAGGAAGGGAAATGGTGTTATGACACGCTTGTATTCGACACACCACAGGCTGTGGATAAACATGTGAGAAACACATCACCGCAGGTCAAACCTCGTGGGGATAATCCCTACGGGGAAAACCCTGATGTATATCAAGAACTAATAAACAAAGACTCAGAGTGTCTCGTCCCTACGCGTACTCAACTAAGAGAACATCAGCCCTGTGGACAATGCAGAGACACAGGATGGAAAGTCATCCAAGGTTTAGACCTAGAGAAATGCGGATGCTTAATCGGCATGGAGATTCATGGCAAGTAACCCCATCTACAACACCAAGCAATGGAAAGAAGTACGCCGGCTTGTACTCGAGGAAGACGGTGAGTGTCACTGGTGCAGACTTCACGGCAAAAGAACCAAGGCCACACAAGTGGATCACATCATTGAGCTTGATCGTGGAGGCGATCCCTACGACCGCTCCAACCTTGTCCCAAGCTGCGCCTCATGCAACTCATCGCGAGGAGCGACCTTCGTCAACAACAAAACAGCGCAAAGAATCCAAGCACGAAACAATGCGACGCAAAATGTTTCTTTTTTGAGCAAAAGCCACAC